TCGATGAAGAAATGCCGCGTCTCCATATCCGCGAGCGCCTGGCCGACAAAGCCGCGGATCAGACGGATGTCGCGGCCGCGCAGCTTCTGGCCATACCGCGCACGGAACTTCCCCCAGAATGTGCCGGAGTCGAACGACTCCGAACCCAGGATGTGCTTATGGTCCTTGAACGTCACGGTCAGCGACGCGCGCTGGCCCAGGTCTTGCCCGAGCGAGATCGTCGCCGCGCTGTAGGTGATGCCCGTCACGCTGGCGATGGCATCGGTGTCAGCCGGCAGGTACTCCGTCGGCATCGCGAACCGCCACGTGATGTCGGGTCCGATAGGCGACCCGGCAACCCACGCCGGCGTGTCAATCTCGATGAACTGCAGCAACTTTGACATGTCAGACCGCCACGCCCCCGAATTGGAAGGTGACCGCCATGGTCCCGGTGTCGAAGCTGCGCGTCGGCTGCGGATCGTTCGTCATGGCGCAATAACCGATGTCGTTCGGCAGCTCCTGAGGCTTCCATGCGAAAAAGAATGGGTCCTCTTTGCTCGCGCTGACGAACGGGTCCATGTTTGCCCGATACCAAGTCTCACGGAGCATCTTGAGCGCGAACGATGTCGACCGCGCCTCGCTGAGCACGATCCGCCCCAGGAAGTTGCCCGTGGCCGACTTGCCCGTCTGCACGTTGCTGGTGCGCCCGAGATTGATCGGCACGTGGTCGACGCTGGTGCCGCGCTCGCATACCAACAGCCTGCCGACGTACAGCACCGCCACGTAAGGCGTGGTCGGCTCTGCCGCCGCGCTCGGTTGGATGCGCAGACGGATGCCAGCCAGCGATTGCGGCGTGAGCCGGAAGATGATCGGATCGTCGTTCGCAGGGATCGACTCCTGCACCAGTTCGAACCATTCGGGCGAACCGCCCGTCGAGCCTTCGACCGACACCGCGTTCTGCCCGGTGCCAAGGTTGTGCACGGCGATGGCCAGATAATCGACGGGATCCACCTGGCTGATCGTCACGGTCAGATATTGGTCTGCTGCCGGAGGCCCGAGCGGTGAGCCTTCCTCTTGCGCGATCCAGCGCAGAGCCGTGCTCAGGTTGGACAGGTTTGACGCGGGATGGTCTGCGTCCTCGCTGGTAGCCGATACCGTGCCAGCCGTGGCGATCGACTCCCATCCGAACACGGGAGTGTTGAGCGGGATGTCTGCCGGCGTCAGCGCCAGCGCTTCCGAGATGACCACCATCACTGCACCTTGAGCACTGCGCCGTCTGCAATGGCGTCGTTGAACTGCGACATGAGAGCGACCACCTCGTCGCGGCTGTAGCGGCCCGGAGCGAGGTTGATCGTCACGAGCTGCGGCGCTTGCTGCGGTCCGGTGTCGCCGGCCCCGGCAGACGCTGCCCCACCGTTGACTGACGGCGCGCTGCTCGTGCCGCCGGGCTGTGCCGACTTGATCGCGTTGATCTGGGCGAGCCCGGCCGCGGCCACAGCCGCCGCCTGCAGCCAGTTGAGCGGGAACGGCAGGCTGAGCGCTTTGGTGATGCCCTCGGCAACGTTGATCACGGCTGCGGCTACCGCAAAGGCCTTCTGTTTCGGGAACGCCTGAGCGAGGCTGCCTGCGATGTTGCCGGCCGCGCCAAGCCATGCCGCCGCCGCCGTAGCAGCCGCCGCCTGATGCGCACGCGCCGCCTGCTCGGCAGTGATCTTGCCCGTCGCCAGCGCGACGTTGGTCTTCTCGATCGCGAGCTGATACTGCTCCTGAAACGTCAGGGTGACACCAAGGCTCTGCAGCTCGGTGATCTGCGCTTGGTTGTACTCGGATCGAGCGACGTTGAGCGCGCGCTGGTATTCGGTCTCGCTGATCAGGTTGTTGGCGCGCGCCTGTGCCAGCTCCTGCCCGCGCTTCGCGAGCTGCTCGTCGGCCATCATGGCGTTGCCGAGCGTCTGCGTGCGCTGCTGATCCTCCTGCCGCAGCATGTTGATGCGAGCCGCGGCGATGGCCGACTCGGTCTCACCCGTGGCACGCATCACGGCCGCCATGCGCTGCCAGGCCGCCGCGAAGTTGGACGAGATGAATTCTGTCTGAGGCGGCAGCGTCTGCAGCCGAGCCATGAACAGCGACAGCTCGCCCTGAGCCGCTTTGATCGCATCCTGCTGCAGCTTGAAGGCGTCGACGGTGCGCGGCTGGCTGAGCGCCTGAGCCTGCCGGTCGGCGCTGGCGTAGGCTTGCCCGAGCAGCCGCACCTGAGCGTCAATGAGCTGATTGAGCTCGGTCTGTACCTGAGCGCGCCGGCCGGTAAACGCGATGAAGCGGTCGGCCAGCATCGCCTCAAGCTCGCCGATGCGCCGGACGTTCGCTTCGTAGTTGGTCAGCGGCTCGTTCTGCTTCTCCCACGCCGACGCGACATCGACGACGATTCGTTGCGCGAACAGCGACAGCCCGCGCGACAGCTCGTCGTACTTGTCTTGGATTTGCTGAGCTGACCTGACGCCGGTCTCGCCAAGGCCTTGGAACGAGCGCTCGCTTTCCTCGATCGCAGCGCGGCCCTGAGACATAGCGTTCGCCAGCTTGGCGAACTGCTCTGCGCCGGCAGCGGTCAGAAGCCTGACGCGGTCCTGCCTGTCGCCAAGCGCGTTGACGGCATCGGTCAGAAGGCCGAAGGCATCGGCCGTGTCCTTGACCGCTCTGAACTGCTCGACGAGCTGCGGGGCTGCTCGACGCAGGAAGTCGAGGAACGGCCCGGTGCCGCGCTGCAGGTCTGAGATGTTGCGCGAGAAGACCGCGAAACCCTGCGCAAGCTGTTCGGTTGGGACGTGCGCGCTCCGCAGAGCGTTGTCGAGGCCCTCGAACTGCTGCACGGTCAGGCCGGCTTGATCGGCAAACTTGCCGATGTCGGCCGCCGCCTTGATCGCCTCGGCTCCGAACCTCACGATGCTGTCGACGGCGAACGCGGCAGTCACCATGCTGCCGATCTTCATCAGAGCGTTGGTGATCTGTGCACCGGCCACATCGCCAGCTTTCGCGGCGGCGCGCATCGCCGCAGACCCGCGCGCCGCTCCCGCTTCAAGCTGTGCAGTGTCGGCGCCCAAGATCCACTTGAGTGCGCCGACTGTTGCTCCCTCAGCCATTCTTTCGCTTGCTCCCATGAGCCGCTGCGATGGCTCGGCAGATCATCATCTGGTCATGCCACGACTGTGTGGCGTTGCTCCGCCTCGTGATCAGCAGCGTGTCGAGCCGCGGTAGCCGCTTTTGCATAGGCAGCGCGGCGACGTGCCAGGCGTGCCAGGCGCGCTCGTTGTGCTCGTTGATGAGGCGTTGCCTTGTCGCCAGCGCGATACGCAACACCATGCGCGGCGTGCTCGACCAGAACAGGTTAGGGTGAAGCCCCAGCTCGACCCAGTCGTCTAGGACTTTGAGCCAGTCCGTGCGTTTCGCTTGGCCGGCTTGGCGATTTCCAAAGGGACGGTCTTGACCTCCGGGAACGCCAGAGCGAACGCCTTGCCGACAGCCTCGTCGGCCTTGGTGAGGCCCATCGCGCTGACCATCCTGCCGGCTTGCTGCAGGGTGATCTCGGGATGGTAGTCCTGCAGCGCCGCCCAGAACACGGTGCGAAGCGTATTCCAGCGCCGGCCGCTGGCGCCCAGCGACGCGATGTCAGATACCGCGCCGCCCAGCTTGTCCTCGATCTCGCAGAGGGTATTGAGGCTGTAGACGAGCGTGTAGGTCTCGCCGTCGACCTCAATCGAGACTTCCCCCTTGAGAGGGTTCGCCATTAGGTGGCGCGCACGAACGTCGGCTTGCCGCTGATCTTGACAGTGACGGTTGCCGTCATCTTGTCATCCGTCGGCGCCTGCAGCGGGAACCCGGTCACGATGCCGAAGCACGTGAAGCGCGAGCACGTCGGGGACGGACCGGTCTGCGTACCGTCGGCGAACAGGATGCGCACCTCGGTCAGCGAGTCGCTGTCGAACTGATCAAGGACCAGGTCCATGGTGTCGCTGTCCGGCACGAGGTTCAGCTCGCAGCTCAGCTCGCCGGCGTCCTTGAGACCCGGGATGAACTCGCGCCAGCCCTCGGTGCTCTCGGTGTGGGTCGCGTCCTGGGCGTCGCGCGCGAAGCTCGGAGGCGTGATGTTGCCGACCTCGGCAATCGTCGTCCACACGGCCGGGCTGACCGCCGTGTTGTGGATCTGAAAGAGATTGCTATGGCCGATGCTTGCCTGTGTCGTCACTGTCTTAGTTCCTTTCTATACCGCTTTCTGTGCCAGTAGACGCGCCGCCTTCCGAGCCTGCCGCGCCATTGCCTTGTCGATCTCGGCCTTGAGATCGTCTCGGAAGGAATTCATCACACGCGTTCCGTTGGCATCGACTGCCGGCCGCAGGAACGGGTGCGGAGCCTCGTGGATGCTCCCGAACTCTTCGATGTGGGCGTGAGGCAGCGGCCCCGCGCCGACGTAGACCTCGACATCGCTGGTCTTCTGCGTCTGTCGTTTCTGGCGCCGGCTGAGCTTGGTGGACACGGTGACCGACTTGCCGAGCCGCCCGGTGCGCTTGCGCACGATGGCCGCGGCCGTGGTCACCACCGGTTCGGCCGCCTTCATCAGAGCGCGCTTGAGCACGTTCTTTGTGGTGGCCGCCGGCAGAGCCGCCAGCGCTTCCTCGCACTGGGCAAGGCCCTCGACCTTGAACGTGACCTTCATTGCGCCGGCCTCGATATGGTCATGCGGCCGATGTGAGCGTGCTCACGGCCGGACGTATTCGTGAGAGAGCCCGAGGACGTCGCACAGGTTGCGGTGCGCGCGCTCCAGCCGGGCAAGCCGCCGGTGCAGCCTGTAGAGGTGCGCAATCACGCACAGGCTGAGCACGATGGACGCGATGCTGACGACGATCTGCATCACCGTTCCTCGAACCACACCAGATAATCTCTGCCGGAGACGTACAGCTTCGCGTCGGGCTCGTATCCGGTGCGCGCGTTCTCAGCGAACACGCCCTGCACGTTTACGGCATCGGGCGGACTCGCGGTGCCGTAGGTCCATGCCGTCCGCACGCCGTCGATGCGGCTCTTGATGGCCCGTGCCAGTGCGTCGGCTTCGTTCGGCGTGGCGGCGTAGCAGTCGACCTGCATGC